GTACTATAGTTCTTGATCCGCCTTCTGATACTTGGCGTGATGTTAATCAACGTCCAGATATTGTTATAAATCAAGATGGTAACTTTGATCAAGTTGTTGCTATGTCAAACGCAAGCAGAGTTATGGGAACAATATGGAACGAATGGTCACAATCATGGGTAGGTGATACATACACTTCTTGGAACGGTAATGTCATTGATACTGGTAACGGTTTAATGTCAACTTGGGGTAAATTTGGATATGTATTAGCTAGAAACATTGGTCAAACACGTACAGGGGTAAGAACATCCGTTGTACCAGATGTTGTACGCGAAACTGTTAGTAGCAGAGTATTAGATGTATCAGTAATTCCATTTATGCGTAGTATTGATGTAACGTTTAATGCTGCAAGATTAAAACCATTAACAAGAGTTTATCCATTCTTTGATGGACATGATGTTTCTTCATACACGAAACCTCTTGCTGGTTCACTTAATGACCCTCTTTATACTAATGCAAACGGTGAAGTTATTGGTGTATTTACGATTCCAAATAATGAAACATTAAAATTTAGAGTTGGACAGCGTTTATTCAGACTAACAGATAGTTCATCTAATGCATCTAACAATGTAACAACATCTGCACAAGAAACATTTGCTGCTGCTGGAGTAATTGAAAACCGTCAAGATACTGTTTTAGCAATTCGTAACGGAAAAATAGAACAAACAGTTGTTACAGAAGATAGAACAATAACTACTTGGTGGGATCCACTTGCACAATCTTTCTTAGTTAATCAAGAAGGTGGGATATTCTTAGACTCTATTGATTTAAAATTCTCATCTAAGGATTCAACTGGTATTCCTGTTACTGTGCAAATTAGAAACATGGAAAATGGTATTCCTGGTCAAAAAGTTGTACCTTTCTCTGAAGTTGTTATGAATCCGGATCAAATAATAATTGGTAATGACAATAATCCTCTATCAACTAGATTTTCATTTTCTGACCCAGTATATCTAGAAAATGGTACAGAATATGCCTTTGTAATTTTAACAAATAGTCAAGAATATAATGTATGGGTAGCAGAACTTGGAGGAACAGATGTTTCAACAAACAGAAGAATTTCTGAAAATCCATATGCTGGAGTTATGTTCAAATCACAAAATGGCTCAACATGGACACCTATTCAAGAACAAGATATAACATTTACATTAAATCGTTGTGTTTTTGATACAAGTGTTACTGGAAATGTACTATTTAATAATAAAATTATAGATCCAGTTAATTTACCAGAAAACCCATTTTATACAACAAATTCTGATACTACTATTATTGTATCTCATCCAGATCATGGATTATTAAATGGTTCTAAGACAACAATATCAGGCGTATCTGGTACTGTTAATAATATTCCTGCAAGTGAAATTAATGGAGAACATACTGTATTAAATGTAACTCTTGATACGTATGAAATAGAATCAACAACAAACGCCAATGCTACAGGTACTAGTGGTGGATTAAACGTATTTGCTACTGGTAATAAACGCATGGACATGATGAATATTATTGCTCAAGAATTGGTATTCCCAAACACACAAACAGAATGGATGGCAAAAACAACTAACACTTCATATACATTAGATTCTTCATTTAATAATGTATCTGTAAATTCAAACGTATCTTTTGTGTCTCCACGTATTATTTCTAATGAAGAAAATGAAGATGCATCAATGTCTGGAGCAAAATCATTCCATCTAAAATGTGCATTAACAACAGATGTTGATAATTTATCTCCATTAATTGATACAAAACGTATGAGTGTTATTACTATTTGTAATAGAATTAATAATTTAACAACAAACGAGGACGCACCAACATCTGGAGCAGCTTTATCTAAGTATATTACAAGACGTATTGCGTTAACAGATCCTGCTATTGCATTAAAAGTATACTTAGATGCATCTATACCACCTGAAGCGTCTATCAAAGTATATTATAAATCAATTCGAGATGATGCAACTGTACTCTTTAATGATGTTGATTGGGTTGAAATGACTCCTGAACAGACAATTATTCCAACATCGAATCAATCAATATTTAAAGAATATTCATTTATTGCTGATAATCTAGAGTCATTTAGTACATATGCTATTAAAATTGTTATGAATTCATCAACAACATCTGCTGTTCCATTGATTAAAAACTTTAGAACGATAGCGCTTGGCACTTAATATGATATTAAAAATTGACAATAAACCTAATCTTGTAAAAGACGAATTTTCTAAAGCAATTACTAATGTTGATAGGTCTAAATTTATTAATGCAAAAATTGCTAAACACGCAAGACAACAAAAAATAGATAGAATAAATAAACTAGAAAGTGAAGTTTTACAACTTAAACGTATGCTTTCTAAAATTTTAGAAAAACAAGAAGATAATATAAATGACAATAGCAGCATTAAATAAATTGGTAGATACTTGGGGAACATTGTATGCACGTGTTAATACGCTCATTACCTTTGCAAATTCAAATGATCCTGCAAATTTAACTACAACTGATAAAACAAGTTTAGTTGCTGGTATAAATGAAGTCAACTCTAAAAAAATACCTTTTGTTAAAAAAGATGGTACAACAGCAAACATTTCGTTAGGTTCATAATATGACTGATAAAACTCCATTAAAAGCATTATTTGATATTTCTGGAAACCCAATAGGATTAGGAGAGTTTAACGTAGGAGACTCATCTCCTATTGAACATGGTGGTACAGGAAAAACTTCTATTGGTATTAATAAGTTTTGGTACGCATCATCTGCTAATGTTCTTTCAGAAACAAGTATTACATCAGCAGCAAGATCATTCTTAGCTCTATCTAATATTACTGACATGCGTAGTAATTTAGGTCTGGTTATAGGTACAGATGCAGGACAAGTTATTACTGCATCTACAAACGGAACATTACCTGTTTTAGATGCAAGAAATTTAAAAAACGTATTACCAGCCGGTATTATTATGTTTTGGTCTGGATCTATAGGATCAATACCTACAAATTTTAGACTATGTGATGGTAATAATGGAACTCCTGACTTGCGTGATAAATTTATAGTAGGTGCAGGATTAAATTATACTCCGGGAGCAGTAGGTGGAGCAACATCACATACACATACAGTTACAGTTCAAAATACTACATTAAGTGTTAATCAAATGCCTAGTCACACACACCCATCTATTGTTTCACAATCAAGTGGTGGTAGTTTTCTATCATATTTCCAAGGTAGTACGACTATTTTAGGTAATGGATCTACTGGTAGTAATGGAGGTGATCAACCCCACTCTCACGGAGCTACAGTCTCTACATCAAGTAATCTACCACCATATTATGCATTAGCATACATTATGAGTGTAATGATTTAAAGGATTTGTTATGAATATTAAACGTTTAACTTTTATATCTTCTGATAAAAGAACTATAGTTGATGGTGAACAATATATAATTAATATTGAAAATATAGAGCCTAAAAATCTACGTGCAATTCAGTGGTTTGGCGATTCTGAATCCCCTTGGGGAGAATTTGAATATGATGGAAAAAATAATGAACAATTCTTTGATTTTAACTTAATTCACGCAATTTATGATCTTTGGTTACAAGCAAAAGAAGAAGCAGAAGAAAAGAGAAAAGAATTAGAAAAACAAGCAGCAATAGAGGCAGGAAAATATGATGTGTTACGTGCTGCTGCATATCCCTCAATATCAGATCAAGTTGCTGTTTTGATGAATGTTTTAAGTAAATTAATAGAAAAAAATATAATAGAAATAACACCTGAAATTAATAAACTTCTTACACAAATAGATGATGTAAAAACTCTTTATCCAAAGGATTCTAAAATCTTACAAACACAAAATAATATTAAAAAAATCGTAAAGAAGAGTAGTAAACCTTCCGAAAAACAAAAATAAAATCATAAATAAAAGGTAATAGAAATGAATGTTGCGTTTGAAGATTTAAGTATAAATCAAGGCTCTACTTACTCGTTTGAGTTAGTTATTTTTGAAGATGATTTACAGACACAACCAGCAGACTTAACGGGATTTTCTGCAAGAGGTCAGATAAGAAAACAATATAGTTCTCCAAATGTTGCCGCAACATTTGGTATATCTATAGGTTCAATAACCACTCTAGATGGATTCCCAGAAGGATTAAATGCAATTACTTTAAATCTTACATCAGAACAGACGGATTCTCTGACAGAACACGATTACGTATATGATATAGAAATTTTTAAACAAGAAGATTCCAATGGCCCTGAATTAGTTTTAAGGGTTTTAGAAGGAAAAATTTATGTTTATCCATCAGTCACACATTAAGGAAAAATCATGGTAACACCAACAGTCATTACTTTAACTTCTAAAAATGGTCTAAGAGGAGAAAGAGGTCCAACTGGACCAACTGGTGCTGCTTCAACTGTAACTGGTCCCACAGGTGCCACAGGTACCACTGGTGCTACAGGTCCCACAGGACCAACTGGTGCAACAGGATTAACAGGAGCTACTGGTCCTACAGGTGCGACAGGATTAACAGGAGCTACTGGTCCTACAGGTGCGACAGGTATTCAAGGTCCAACTGGTCCAACTGGTGCTACAGGTATTCAAGGAGCTACTGGTCCAACTGGTGCTACAGGATTAACAGGATTAACAGGAGCTACCGGTCCTACAGGTGCTACAGGTATTCAAGGTCCAACTGGTCCAACAGGTGCTACAGGTCCTGCTTCAACAGTTACTGGCCCTACTGGTCCAACAGGTGCTACTGGACCAACTGGAGCAACTTCAACAGTGGCGGGTCCTACAGGAGCCACAGGACCAACAGGTGCTACTGGACCAACCGGAGCAGCTTCAACAGTGACAGGACCAACTGGTGCTACAGGATTAACAGGAGCTACTGGTCCTACAGGTGCGACAGGATTAACAGGAGCTACTGGCCCAACAGGTGCTACAGGATTAACAGGAGCTACTGGCCCAACAGGTGCTACAGGACCAACTGGTGATACTGGCCCTACCGGTCCTACAGGATTAACAGGAGCTACAGGACCAACTGGTGCTGCTTCAACTGTAACTGGTCCCACAGGTGCCACCGGTGCTACAGGATTATCAGGTGCAACTGGTCCTACAGGTGCAACTGGACCACAAGGAGCAATAGGGCCTACTGGACCACAAGGGGCAGACTCAATTGTTCCAGGACCAACGGGACCAACTGGTCCGTCGGGAGCTACTGGCCCAACAGGTGCTACAGGAGCAGCTTCAACAGTGACAGGACCAACGGGTGCTATAGGTGCTACGGGACCAACTGGTCCCACAGGTCCTGCCGGAACTGATGGTGCTACGGGACCAACTGGTCCATCGGGTGGACCAACGGGACCAACTGGTCCTACAGGTCCAACTGGTCCAACAGGTGCTACAGGTATTCAAGGAGCTACTGGTCCAACTGGTGCTACGGGTATTCAAGGTCCAACTGGTCCAACTGGCACTGTTTCAAATGTTCTTCCTACAGGTGCAACATTAACTCGTTCTCTTGCTGATATTCTTTCTAGTGGTGCACGTGTATTTCACTCAAAAGACTTTACAGAAATTGATCATACCGGTGCAACTGATTCTCTTTCTGGAATGCAAAAATTCTTTAATAAAGCAGGTGATACAACACAACACACAATTTTAATAATTGATTCGGGAACTATTAAACTTGGAAATGACGTTGTACCTGCACCACTTTCTCTTGGTAGTTTAGTAATTACTGATATTGCTTATCTATCTACTAATGTTGTGCGTGTTTCATTTAGTAATGGAACAAATCTAAGTAGCGCCGCAATTCAAACTGCAATTGGAACAAATAGTGCTTTCTTAACCATTGAAAATGCAACAAATGATGCAAATAATGGCCGTTTCACGATGCTTGCAGCAAGTAATCAAAATAGTACAGCAACAGGTGATGGTGTAACAGCAGCATTTAACTGGAACTTTCAGGTTGATGCTAACTACATGCTTCAAGTTACTGTAAATGGAAATAAGAAAACTCAAGGTGTTCATTATAATATTACAAGCGGTATTGGTAGTCCATCTGGTGGTACAATTACATTCACTGCTGGTAACATTCCTACAAACGGACAAGCTATTATCATTGGTGCAAAATATGTAACTATTTCCACAACACGTACTAATGGAACACTTGATGAATTTGGTCTTAATCTAACGACAAATAATAGTCGTATTCGTATTGCTGGTATGGAACCTCTATATTATCGCAATAACTGTACTGTTATTGTTATGGCTAATTTAGTAAATTATATCAACACTTCTAAGAACTTCGTTATATGTTCTTATAATGATAATGATGACGCGGGAATTACAACTACCAATGTTCACTGGGACTTTACTCATGGTGGATGTATTACCTTCCCAACACGTACAATTTCACAAAGTAGAAAAGGTCTTGGTATTACATATACCAATATTTTCAGTGTAAAAGGTTATCGTACAGAAGGTATAGATGGTGGGAGTTTTAGTGGACAATGTCGTAGTTCAACTAATGGTCAAATTCTAGGTGGATTTATTAACAGTGGGGATTCTACTGGTGAAGACGGATGGCACTTATTAAAAGATTGTAGAGATATTGTTATATCAAATCTTATTATGCAAAGTGGAGATGATGGTCTAAGTCTAACACAAGAGGGTAATGACGGTAGTTATATAATGGAACGTATTACTGCTACCAATTGTGTACTTAAAACCACACAAAATTCATCTTTTAAATGTTTGATTGATGATACTGCTGCTGCATTAGGTTGTGTTATTAGACATGTATGTTTATCAAATTCATTCCTAGGTATTAGTGATCGTTCTACCGGAGTTGGTAACTTATTACGTATTACAACTGTTCCAGCATATCCAGAGGCAGTTTCAGATATTTTAGTAAATGGATGTACAGGTGATAATACAAATGGTACTTTAGCCAGCACATCACTCCGTATTGATTATGCTACAAGAATTGATATATCAAACTGCGAGTTTAAAAATCTTTTACGTAATGGTATTATTTTTAATGATTCTAAAGATTGTCGTTTAATTAACAATCGTATGGGTATGCCTTATGAACAAACTTCAGTATTTGATATTCAAAATTTAACTGTTACAAGTTTAATTCGTTCGAGTTCTGCCGTTGTTGCAACATTAAGTGGTTCACCAGATTTATCTGCCTTTGGTACAGCACCAACATTTACGATGATTACGATATCCGGCGCATCTAATGCTTCAAACAATGGAACATTTCAAGTAACAGCTGTAAATAATACATTAAAAACTATCACATACTCTGTTGACCCTCGTCGTCAAAGTTCTACAGACGATGAAAGTGGTATTACTGCAAGTGCATATATGCGTAAACAACCAGGTGAATTAATATCTGTTGCTGGTGCTAAAAGACTTGAAATTCGTGATAATATATTGCATGGTACACAAATAGTATCAGGAAAAAATGTATCATATATAACAGGAATTCAATTAAAAACCAATTCTGCAACTGGTAATAATCCGTATGAGGTTCGTATTTCTGGAAATATGTTCTGTGATTTCCTAGGTGGTTATGGAATACAAATAACTACAGGAAAAAATTGTCAAATATATGATAATAAAACAGTTGGATGTACAGGTCGCTATTTTATTCAAGAAGCATCAAGCACTGCAATAGACAATAACAAATATTGGGATAATATGGACGAAAGCACACCGTCATTCAAAACATCTTATGTGTTCTCTCGTTCTTCGGCTAAGTATAAAAATAATAAAGGAAACAACAATGATATTGTTGTTGGAACAGGTCAAATAACATCCGGAAGTACGTCAACGAATATTTCTGTTTCAAGTTATTTGGTTTGGACTAAAGCATTTAATGCAACAGATCCCACAAATCGTAACTTAAAAATAATTCCTACTTCAAGTCTAGGTGCAGCTACAAATATGTGGTGGAATTATAATAGTGGTACTCGTTCATATGTTGTTAGTTTAAACACTGATCCAGAGCAAACAGTTACATTTGATTACATTCTAGACGCTGGTGCAGATTACTAAATAAAAGTAATCAGTAACTAATTATAGGATGAAATATTAATGAAAATTGCGATATATGCTATTTGTAAAAATGAAGAAAATTTTGTTAAAAATTTTCTAGAAACGTCTAAAGATGCTGATGGTATCTTTATTGCGGATACAGGTTCAACAGATAAAACAGTTTCATTACTTAAATCATATAGTAAAAAGATTTTTATTTCAGATAAAGTTCATATACAGTCTGTATATATTAAGCCATGGCGTTTTGATTTAGCAAGAAATGCAAATCTTGCAATGATACCCGATGATTATGATGTTTGTATTTGTTTAGATTTTGATGAAGTTCTTGTTGGAAATTGGCGTCAAGCTATTGAAAATGCTTGGGAAAAATATAAAACAGAACAAACAGCAAAAGAACTAAAAACTGGTGAACCAGCAGAGGCGCTTTCTAGATTTCGTTACAAATATATTTGGAACTGGCAAGCAGATGGTTCTCCTGGAGTAACATATTATGGTGATAAAATTCATAATCGTACAGGATTCAAATGGGTTATGCCTGTTCATGAAACTCTTGAATTAGACATTCGTTGTGGTAATGATGGTGCTAATCAGGTATATCTAGATACAAATGAATTTAGTATTCATCATCATGCAGACAATAATAAACCAAGAAGTCAATATCTTCCTTTACTTAAACTTGCTGTATGTGAAGCTCCCTTTAATGACAGACAAGCACATTATTATGCGCGTGAACTATATTTTTATCAAAAATATGAAGAATCCATAGAAGAATTTGAGAGACATTTATCTCTACCATCAGCAACATGGAAAGCAGAACGTTCGGCATCTTATCGTTATATGGGACATTGTTATTGGGCTATTCAAAAATACGATGAAGCATTAATTTCTTTTAATAAAGCAATAGAAGAAGACCCTACATCTAGAGAAAGTTGGGTTGCGCTTGCACAAGGATATCGTGCTCTTGGTAAGTGGGAGGATACAATTAGAGCATGTAAAGGTGCTCTTGATCTTGATTATATGCCTGTAAACTATATTACAGATCCAAATGCATGGAGTGATTGGCCTAAAAAAATGCTAGAAGAAGCAGAATTAAATATAAAAAATTAAACTAAGTTATTATAAATAAAAAGTAAACATAACACAAGGTTTAATAATGGCTATACCAAAGAATAGAATAGAATTTCGTGAATATTGTCTAAAAAAATTAGGCAAGCCTGTAACTTATATTAATGTCGCAGATGAACAGATTGATGATCGTATTGATGATGCCCTTCAAATGTACTATGAATATCATTTTGATGGCAAAGAATCTACGTTCATTATGCATACAATAACGTCGCAAGACGTGACGAATGGTTATTTGTCTTTACCTGATACAGTTTTTGGTGTCGTAAATGTTCTACTTAACAATAATGCTAGTTCCATGGGAAGCGGTATTTTTAATGTAGAATTTCAAATTCTACAATCTGATTATATCAATAGTTCTGGTATTTTTAGTTTTGCTGGACAAATGACAGATTATTATATTGTAAAACGCCATTTAAATCTTATGGATTTTATGTTAAATGGTCCTGTTTTATATGATTATAACAGAAAAACCAATAAACTTTACATTCATAAAAGTAATGCTATTGTTCAAGGAGAGAATATTTTTCTAAAAGTTTATACAATGTTCCCTAAAGATTCTAATGGTGATCCAATTGCTGGTCAAACATTTTCAAATATATGGAATGACGAATGGTTTAAAAAATATGCAGTAGAATTAATTCGTCAACAATGGGGACAGAATTTAGGAAAATTCTCAGGTGTGTTAATGCCTGGAGGTGTTTCTATTAACGGATTAGAATTATATGATAGAGCATCATCTGCTATAGAAAAATTAGAAAAAGAATTAAAAGATTCTCTCCAAGAACCAGTTGATTTCTTCATGGCATAAAAATGACAACAAATCCATACTTTAACAACGGTCATATTAATAAAGCGTATATGGAGCAAGATACGATAAATTTGCTTACTCAGGAAGTAATTCAAATGTATGGTCAAAATATGGTTTATTGTCCGAGAACCCTTGTTAAAGAAGATAAATTGTTAGGGGAAGATGTTTTATCAGCATTTAATCAAAAATATTCTATAGAAACATATATACAAAACGTAAACCAGTTTGGCGGACAAGGTGATTTCTTAGGAAAATTTGGTGTTCAAGTTAACGATACTATAGAACTTATTATATCACGTACAAGATTTAATTTAATTACAAATCTTGATCATCCTGTTGAAGGAGATTTATTTTATTTTCCTATGTCAAAAACATTATTTGAAATAAAATTCGTAGAACATGAAAATCCATTTTATCAACTAGGTCAATTATATACATTTAAACTTAGCTGCGAAATATTTAATTATAGTCATGAAGACTTTAATACGGGTATTGAAGATATTGATATGATTGATAAAATATTAGACAATGAACCTGATTTTTCTGTTGTACGTGATGATTATGCTAATAATAAAGATATTAAAGACCTTGGTGATGATGCAACAGACTTTTCAGAATCACATCCATTTGGAAATAGAATAGATAATAATTAATGTCTGTACAATTAAACTCTACATTTTATTTTGGAACAATGAGAAAGCTAACGGCTGCTTTTGGTTCATTGTTTAGTGATATATCAATAGTCCGTTTTGATGCTAATAATGTTGCAGAAAAGGTTATAAAAGTTCCACTTGCATACGGACCAAAACAAAAATGGTTACAACGCGCTAAACAAAAAGATGCAGTAACAACAGGACCTACAAAACAAATAAATACAGGATTTACATTACCGCGTATGTCGTTTGAAGTTACTAATATTCAATATGATTCTAATAGACAAATAAATCCAATTAAACATTTAAGTCGTCAAAAAGATTCTGACCCTATTAAAAAATACTCACAACGATCTCCTGTTCCATACGATATTCAATTTGATTTACACATTATTATTAAAAATGCAGAAGATGGTATGCAAATTATTGAACAAATACTTCCATTTTTTACACCTGAATATAGTATAACAATAAAAGAAATACCGCAACTTGATATTTCAAGAGATGTTCCTATAATTTATTCTGGTATAACAAAAACAGATCAATATGAGGGTTCATTTTTAGATTTTCGTATTGTAATTAAAACAATATTTGATAACTTTTATACTAATCCAGAAATGCAAGGTGATCCAATTACTAGAGTTACAGTTGGCGTAAACCCTAAGAATGCTATAGAAACAGATCCTTATCAAGAATATGTTTCTATAGATTTAATTCCTATATATGATACTAATGGAACTTTAATTCATTATATTCAACTTGACGGATCAATTTTAACTCCTGGTTAAAATTTATAAATAGATTGTATACTATGGAGATAATAAAATGACAGACCAAAACATCACTGATCAAAAGAACAAGATCGACGCCGAGAAGATTGTAGGTGATC